TCGCAGAATTTTAAAGCTTGTTTAATTGCATCCCTATCTAATGCAATATAAATTTTATCTACTACAGAAGTAACTATTTTTTTCATTAAACTACTCTGTATGTTTTTCCCTAATAGAGGGATTGCGTTTCTTTTTATAGCAATAGCATCAAACAACCCTTCACATAAAATAACTGGTACATTCCAGTTTATTAAATGTTCATTGGGTATTACATCTCTACTTGCTGATGGGTTTCTGTATTTAACATATGGTTCTTTTTCAAATGAACGAGCAGTAAAATAATTTAATCTACCGTCTGCATCATATGTTGGTATTATAATCATGTTTTTATATAAACCTTCTTTACAGTAACCTATGTTATATTTAATAATATCGTATTTACCCACATGCCTATTTTTTAGGTACGCAGTAGCGTGTCTAGCCATTATATCGCTTAAGTCAACGTTATCTAGGCCAATAAATTCATTGGGTAATACAATACTAGACACAACTTGTGTGTCTTTTATTGATTTAGAAGTTTTAACAAGTGATTTAAGTTCTGTAAATTTACTTATATCAGTTTTAAGTTGTTTAAATAAAGAATATATAGTAGTACCCCTAACATCACATGCCCAACAATGCCAAGGATTTTTACCTTCATGATTTTCAGTTAAATTAACTTCTAATTTAGGTTTATGATGATTACAAAAAGGACAGTGGTAAGCATAGTTGTTTCGAGCAGTTGCTTTGCCCGAACCTAACACAGAGTTCACTAACGTAACCAATAATTGATTTACCATATGTGGTAATATATGAAACTATTTTCGTTCTTTCACGAGATCTTCAAATTCAATGTCTATTAAGTCTTTTGTAAAGAATTTACCTAAAATATTATCATTAAAAAACTCATCTGGTTTTTCTAATACTTGATAAAGCATTTGATATTTAATTTCAAAATATGTCATTGATTTTTTATCAGGACACATTTTTAAAATGCAACGTTCAAATTCATCTTTTTTTCCTTCTAAAAGTAGTTGTTTAATATCTTTTTGGGAACCATAATAATTCATCCAATCTGATTCTTTAACTTCTAATTTATAGGTAGGACGACGTCCAACAATTCCAGTTAATGCCGCTAACTCTTTTTTACCAAGTCGCTTTTTTTTATTATGAAATAAGACTTTTTTCCCAATATATGATTTTTCAGTGGGTTTGTGTGTAACTATATAAACGAAACCGAATGTATTTTCTGGGAATTGAGTGATGTCTCCTATTGTATGTTCTTTATAGGTCCAACTCATATGTGTGTTTTAAAGTTAATAATAAATATAACTAAAAACTTTTAAATAGACAAATAATTTTATCTATCTATATTTACTAATATTGTTGTATCAGTTATTAACGACGATTGTAAAGGTTCGGATAATTTACCCACAGCTAATAATTGAAAACTTTCATCATATAAACCAACTGTTGTTATATAAGGGGTAAAATAAGAACCTGTTGCAAAATCTAAAGGTTGACCAATTGATGCTGTATTTTCATAATTTAATTCACTACCCGATAAAAATAAAGTTGGGACTCCACTCCCTGTTATAATACTTGGATTTAACGAATAATTAAATTCATCTTCAAACACGGTTGCTTTATATTGTGTTTCAAATATTTTATAAGAACTTGAAAAAGAACAAGTAACCCCTGCTTCAGCAGTAGCAAATAATTTCAAACCATTTGAAGAAGCTCCGGTTAGTATAACAATACCATGGTCATATATAATATTACCTACACCAATACCCAAAGAATCTGTATATGATAAACTTTTTGTAGTTTGGAAATTTTGACTATACATTAATCTTCCTTCTCCATCATCTTTATAAATTGCATTGCCCTTCTCAAATACAAAAGATTCAGGTTGAATATAATCCCCAAAAAGTTTTGAGGGAATTGAAATTACTACAACTTCTGGTTCTATATTTTCACTTCCTGTTGGAAATTGTCTATTAGGCCAAAGAGTTGTTTGATTATAATTATCATAGTTTGTTTGTTGAATACCCCCAATTGTACGATTACCCTCTTCGGATGCTCCTAATATAATACTGCTTGTATAAGCATTACCTGTAAAACCACTACTACCTGATAAATAATTTGTGTAATAAAGTTGTTTAACTGAGTCATAAACTAAGGCTTGGTTTTGAATAGTAATATTACCTGTAGTAAAACTTGAAGAAATAAGATAATTTCCCTTATAACCATAAAATCTATCAATGCCTACATCAGAACTTGTTAAGTTTTGACCTATGTAATTAGCTCCAGACTGTCCATAAAAAGTAAAATTTTTATTTACTTCAAATGGAGATACTATTAAATCCTGTAAATTGAATTGTTTGTAAGCGCTCATTCATTTTAGAAATCTAGTTTTACTCTAATTAGAGCTTCTTTTGTAAAATCCTTTTGTATTGGTTTAGATAATTTAGCTACAGCTAATAAATCATTTGAATCATTATACATTCCAACTGTTGTTGGAAATGTTTGTGGGTTATTAATAAAATAAGGATAAATTACTTCACCAGATGAACCTGATATAAATGATGGGTTTTCTGTGTAGTTAAATTCACTATTTCTTGATCTAACAAATACATAATCCGAAGATATAGTTTCTTGACAATTTAACTGAAATATATTACCATTTGCATCCCCAGCTGAACCAGATATGTTATTAAATAATTTTGTTGGGTTATTACCAAATGTATCACTACCAGAGTTTGTTGCTAAATTTATACCACCACCTGTTGCTGTATTATCATTTAATGCTGATGCATTTAATAAAATTGTTGAAATATCCGGGAGTACTAAACCATAAGAACCAGAGGCTAAAGTATAACCTGTTCCTCCATCATATGAAGTTCCATCTGAACCTGATATTAGTTGATATGCTCTTTGAGTACCATAATAAGTTGGTAAAACAACCATATTTGAATCATCAGTTAACTCTATCTTATTATAACTAGCAACAGTATTACTACTTGATAAAACTAAATTTAATGAACCCGGTAGTAAAGATTCTTTATACCTTGCTCTTTCAATACTAATAACATAATAGTCATTATCAGCACTTCCTGTATATGAAGTACCCCACACAAAAGATGAATTTTCATCTTCTAAAACTAAAGTTCTATATTGTCCATAAATTGTTGTTGTAGGTGAAATATTAGGTACTGCTGAGTCAAAATTAACTCCCCCACCACCATTTTTATTTGCGTAGGCAATTTGAAATTGAATAGCAGCTGTTTCATCTGTTGAAGCTGTTTGGTAAACACTTAAATAATAAGGACCGGATGAACCTTCTCTTTGTACTGATGAAGTAAAGTTAACATTTCCTTTATTATATGTATTTAATGAAGGAGAGTTACTACTCCAAACTGTAGAAGTTACTGAGTCAGAACTTACTACAAAATCTTCTGGGTCTAATCTTTTAAAAGCCATATCTTATTATGTTGTTGTTAATGATTGTTTAGTTATTGTTACTGGGATTGTTAGTCTTGCACCACTATCTAAACCAACTACAGTTAAAGTTGTTCTTAATTGTTTATTAGAACCAAATAAAGTATTAACAGTTGTTGCAGTTAAATTTATTTGTGTACCAATAATAGTTTTAGAAACACTAGTACCTATAGTTTGAGTTGCATTGCTATTAGCATTAACTGCTGCATCTGTTTGAATACCTGATCCAGCAAATGTACTTGTTAATCTTACATCACCAATAGTAGCACTGTATCCTGCTGTTTCAAACGTTTGTTCATTACCTAAGTAATTTAATGTTTGGGGTGTGATTGCTAATTGAGCACCTTGTTTCATTGTTATAGCAGCATAACCTAAATCTAATACAGGTAATTTAGCTGTACCCCTAGGTAATGTTGTTAATTTATATTTCATTATTTGAAGCTCATTTGGAAAGGCTTCTAAAAGTGGCATGTTATCTATCGCTTCACCATAGTAAGCAGAACCTGATGGATGATTTGGATTATAAAGTGTATAATCTATTTCATCATCTGATAATGCAAATTGAGTAATTTGAAAAGAACCATCATTTCGTGCTAGTAACTCTCTTCCTTTAGTAGTTAAAATAGCATCAACTGTTATTACAGCATTATTTAAGTATCCCATTGTATTGTTTTTATATAAATATTGTTATATGTTATAAATATGTTATTTTTTTAAGCTTCTATAATTCCCTTAGAAATTAAATCATTTACTATTACAGAGGCACTATTAATTAAATATTCTGTTGGGTAGTCTGGGTATAAAATACCTGGAGTTGTTGCTAACTCAATACTACTAAACGACCCTGTATATTGATGTCCTGATCCCGTTCTACCAATTGATGAACCTGATTGGGCAAATTGTGTATCAGATCCACTTAATAATCCTTGTGAAATACTTGCACTTGCTAATGCACTATAAGGGAATGGAGCATCTAAATACAGTGAATTAGGATTAGTAATCGGTCTTCTTACTAAGAAGAAATCTTTATTCACACTAAGTGGAATGCTTCCATCTACTCTAATTTTTAATCTTGCTTGACCACTTGCATATGTTGTACTTTTTTCAATATTTTCTTGTGGTGCAAATACTTCTTTAACAACATACGTAAAGTTTTCGTTATTTCCAAATCGTATTTCATCTCCTTCTTGTATTTCAAGAGGTAAGTTTATTTGCTCAAAATTAGTTCCAGCAGGCTCTACACCACCTGGAAAATAGTCTGATGGGCCTGGTACATATTCTATGTAACCTTGTTTAAATCCTGTTCCATAAGCCTCATTCATATTTGAAGAAGACATTACTAATATACTTTGTGAAACGCTGTTGTTTTCAGAAGTATAATTTCCAGCTGAGCCAGTATATACCCAGAATGGGGCTTGAGCTTTATTAGCATTTTCTAATAACCAATCAGATGCTCCTTGACCCTGTAATTTTACAGACGTCATTGCACCTTCATAAGTTGTTGGAAAGAAGTATCCTTGTTGATATTTACTACTATTAACCGATTTAAAAACTCCTTTTAATCTCCATCTAATTTTATCATTAACTTTAATTGTATAATTACCAGTATTAGCTTTTATAATCCATTCTATTCCTGTTATATTTTGCGAACTTTTTAAATTAGCTGTTCTTGTTATACCAAGATTAAATAATGTTTTTCTCATTTCCCAATCAATAGACCATTGAAGCCCGTTTTGTTGGTTTTTTGCTCTAGTACCTGATCTATTATAAGTCCATCTGGGTTGGTTGGTTTTAAAGAAATTTTTATCATAATTCTTCTTTTTCCCACTTCCCCATTCATAATCAAACCAGCCATATTCATCTATATTTTTTATTAAATAAACTTGTCCTGTGTCCGTATAAACTTTAGCATCAAGGCTTTCTAAATTAAAATTAATAGAAGTATCTATACCACTACCAGTGTAAAGGTATAAATTATATGTTAATTCATCTCTTGTTCCTTGTCTTTCACTAACATAAGTAGTAACAACAGATGTTTCTAAACTAACTATTTGTTGATTAGATAAATCATCACCATGTGTCCCCCAATCTCCACCGTTAGCAGTTGAAGCATAAAATGCACTTCCTGTAAGTGGATTACCATTACTTCCTGAATAAGTTGATGGGGTAGAACCACTACCATATGAAACAGTAGTTGGATTTAACCAATAATCAACTTCTTGTAATACTCCTGTTGAATCAATACTTGCAGGTCCTGCTGCCATAAATTGTCCAAATACAGTACCAAGTTCATCATCATTATCATATCTTGAAATATAACCTGATCCTGATAAAGGTATTAAATTAGTATAATTATTTGAAGAATTTTGAGAGTACATAACAGGTGAAACAAATTGCATTAACCTTGAAATTACTGAGGGCGCCCCTAAAGATTGATATGATTGTTTACCGCTTTGTATTGCTACTTTACCCATTGAAGTTAATGGGAATACAGAATTAAAAGTGTCTATACTTAATTGGTTTAATGAAGGAGGTAAAGCATTACCTTGTTCATCAATTAAATAATTTAAATTAACTCTTGTTACTCCATTTATATTTGGATATGGATCATCTAGATCATTAAAATATCCAAAAAATGCATCCCTTAATTCTATTGTTGGTAGTTTACCAAATGTACC